CGTCACCAAACGGTTGTCATCATCTTGCAGAAATTTGTAGCGACGCAAATAGTCTTTTACTCGGTCTTTTGTTTTGTCAATTCTCATTTGTTTCGGTTTTTGTCACGCTGGCGCATCTCCTCGCGCTCGGTGTAGGTTAAACGGTCCTCGCCTTTCATCCAGTCGGCTTTTTGTACGCGCGCGGCAATCGGGTTAAACTCGGTTCCAAATTCGGGCGTAATGTATCTGAGCGCCTCGGCGGTTTCGCGTTCGTATTGCTGGCGTTCGTTTTCGCGGATTGTGTTTACTACGGGCGCTTTCAGTTGCTCGTATTTGGCAAAACATTCCACGAACTGTGCAAGCTTCAGCCGCTCGTAATACGGCCCAAACGCCTCTTTTGCCATCATGTAGCAAGCTAACCGCCAATCGGACAAAGTGAAACAAGGGTACGTGTGCAGGAGTTCGTTGACTGTCATTTCAATTTCCTCAGGCGTCGAAAGCGTCTTATTTGCGTCGATGAACTTGACGGTGCGTGTAATCATAGCCGTCAGCGCAGCGCGTGTAGGCACTTCGTTGTATTTCAGCGCGGTTTTGACGTTGGTGCATTTAAAACACATCTCGACGGTCAGTTGTGATGCGTCCAGTTCTTGCAAACTCCGCAAGCTTCTGTTGGTTGACACTGTTTTCAAGAGCTCGCGCTCCTGGGCGGTGAGTTCTGCCATTCTTGGACTGTTTAAATACCAGCCCTTTCCAACCGTTTGCAATAGCTCGGTGGATAGCGTCAATGGCTTCGTTTTGGTCGGTGTATTCATTTTGTAGTTTCATTAATGCCCGCTGTTCGCTTTGGGCGGTTTTGTATTTGAATCGGTGATCCGTTCGTTTGTACTCTTTCCATTCGCTCCAGGCGTTTTTAAATTCCGTGGTTTCAAATGGCAAAACCACCTTTTCTTTCTTAATTGATTTCTTCTTGATATATTCTTTTTCTATTTGGGTCGCGTCCACGCTACCCCCTTGTTGCGTCCACGCTACCCCCCCCGTCGCGTCTACGCTACTACTTGTTGCGCGCACGCTACCCGTAGCGTCTACGCTACCCGTCGCGTCCACGCTACCCCCTGCGTCAATTGTTAACGCCTTCAAATACCGTTCGCTTTCTGACGGTCCGTTACGTTCCAGCAAGCCCCGCGACTCAAGCCGCTGAATGGCTCGAATCACGGTGCTGCGGTGCGCATTGAATTGCTCACCTATAACGGCGTTGCTTTTCCAATACTCTCGATTTTGCTGGTTCATCGTGTACACGTCGCAATAAATCAGCAGCTCCAGGCTACTCAGTTTTGCGCCAAATACGTGATGCGGTATTTGTAGGTAGTTCATTCGCGTTTGACAATTAGCGCGATCGGTTTTCATTCAGTTCTTCCATCGTTTCACCTACTGCGTCAAAAAGGTCAAGCGGGTTTATGTCCTTTACCTGCACGATTTTGGCGCTGTGTCGCAGTATGCCAGTCGGGTTGACGTACATATAATTCTCCACCGTTCGGCGGCTTACGTCCAGCACCTCGGCGCAATGATCCACGCTTTCAAAGTGTTCTTTGATGAATTGTTTCAGGTTCTTCATAATAGAATGTGCATTTGTATCGTATTCGCTTGGCTCTTAAATCGCGGCAATAACGTTGGCAGCTTTTGAGGTTGTAAAACTGCACGCGCGTATTTTGGTCGGGTAACTTGACCACGAAGCGAACGTTAGAAAGGGAAGTCATCGGCTTCAGCTGGGTTATCGTTTGCCTGCTCTATTACCTGCTCCTTTATGCTCTTTGGCTCAGGTAATTCGTACTTCCACACGGGAAATGAAACAAAGATGACCGTTTCAGGATACGGCAACGGATTACCCAGTTTGTCAACTTTCTTTTCCCACTCACGTCCGCGAACGTTGCACCTTGCTTTAATTGGCGCGCCTACGGTCAAGCCCAAAGCTTCATCTGTCAAATCCTTCAGGAATTCAACGGGTACAATTTCGCTATACTCGCCGTCTTGAACTTCAATATGCACTTCGCATTTACGAAAGCCGCTGCTGTGTTCAAACGGCTTACAAATTCGGCGGATCACGCCTTCAATTATCAATTCCATGTTCATTAAATGATTGGTTAAACTCTGTTTTTGTCCATCCAGGAAAATCGATGCAGCGTAATTGATTGAACTGCAACCGCTGGAATATCTCGCGCCATCGTTCTGGCGTCGGTTGGGTTTGTATTATTTCATCTTCCAGCCCGTCATCGTCGTCGCGCATTGTAGACGTTTCAAGCAATTGCAGCGCGTAATCTTTAAGCTGCTCCTGCCGTGCTTGCTGGTCGGCTTCTAAGCTGTCAAAAAAATCGTCGAGGCTCATAATGGTATACGCATTTGCGCTTGATGCTGTTTAAGTCGCTTTTGCGCCGCGTTGAAATAATCGGTATCCAATTCGCACCCGACTAAATCAAAGCCAAGGTTATGACAAGCAATGGCAATAGAACCGCTGCCAAGGTGGGTGTCAAGTATTTTGTCGCCTTCCTTGGCGTAGTTCATTAGCAACCATTCGTAAAGCTTTACGGGCTTCTGTGTTGGGTGGATTCGTTGCTCTTTGTTTTTCATGTCGCCCTGCCAATAGCCTGACCACAAAAATTTGTATCTGCGTAATCCTCTATTGTAGCTGGTGTAAGCTAATTCGCAAGTACTAAAGTCGTTCGTTTTCTCCATCTTATCCCAAACTATCCAACCGCTGGAACTACTGTTGAATTCATTGGCAAAATGATTTGCGCCCCAAATAATTTGGTTTTTTGAGCATCTTTGAATCTCTGTAAGCACGTTTCTACTCACGTGTTCTTTATCCCAATCTTTGCTTTTATAATCGTTGTTTTTGTAGTTACCGCCGCCACTCCCAAAATTTTTGTGAGCTGCACCAATCCCATAAGGCGGGTCGACAATGGCCAGCTCGAACGCGTTATCCTCGCACGTTGCCAAATATTCCATGCAGTCGATGTTGTGCAGCTTAATCATTCTACTTCGTCCTCGCCGTAAACTTCCAACTGGTAAAAACCTGCCAGCTTCAAAATGGCACGCGATAAAGCGCGTTTTTCAGCCATCGCGATCGGGTACGCATTACGGTTGTTTGATTTGCTCACCTCGCCAAATGTTTCTACTTGCCCTATTTCGCATTTTGCGTATGCTTTAACGCAATATCTCCCGTCGCTGGGGTCAGACCATTCGGGCACGGTAGAAAATGTAACCACGGCCTTTATTTTGGCTTGCACGTGTTCCACGCCTCGACGCGTCATAATGACAAAGCCGCGTGGGTCTTTGTGGAAGTGATCGGCGCGCATCTCGTATCGCTCCGATAATGCTTTGAGTTCCTGTACTGCGCTCATTTCGTTCGTGCTGCTATAAGTTGGGCGCGGAAGTCGTCAATTAATCGCAAGAATTCGCGTTCCTTTCTCAGCTCCTGCTGCCAGTGATTGAAATCGGTGGTTTGTTTTACGTGTACGCTGGATTGTACACAAATCGGCTTTTTCATTGTTTATCGTTCATTATTTATCGTTTTGTTGTTCGTGTGCTTCATCTGCGCGGTCGAGCAAATCGCTGTCGTCTTGCTCATCGTCGTCGCTGGGGTAGTCGTAACCTTCTCTCCACATTGTTTTAAAGTTTAAAGGGAGAGGCCGAAGCCCCTCCCGTTTTTATTATGCTAATGCAATGAGTGTAGACGCATGAAAGGTTTTAATTTTTTGCGTTTGTTTCCCAGCAGGAATTGTTTTACGGTATTTGCCTTTACCAACTACATGCTCATGCAAGGTTCCAAATACTTCGATTGCTGGTTTTCCATTCTTGTATGTGGTGTTTTCGAGCTTCGTGATTTTTACAGTCATCCAACCGATTTTCACATCCATTCCAACCGTTAAATTTTGCGCTTCTATTTTCATGGTTTTTTGCTTTTGTTCGTTGTTCATGGCACAATACTACGAAAGGTTTTTCGTACACGCAACTTTTTTCGAAACTTTTTTTTCTTGGGCATAAAAAAAGCGGCCCCGCAATGGAGCCGCCCAAAACAAACAATGCAAAAAACAGTGCTTCTAACCAGCACGCAAATATATGCCTTATTCTTTATCGCGTCGCTTCGTGCGGCCTAATACTACCGCGTTTATGATTCGCTTTAGGACGTCTACTACCTTGTCGTCCTTCTCGGTTTCTGTGAGCGCGGTAATCGTTCCCGCTGCTGTTAAAATAGCCAGGGCAATTTCAGCCCAGTAAGTCATCAAAAGTTCTTTCATGTTATTGTGCTTCCTCGATTTTCCAGTACGGCAAATCGTGATTTGAGTTGTGCAAGGTAACCCACCAGCCGCCAAGGCGTGGCGTGTTGAATCCT